AAGCGCAGTACTGATAGGCTCTAACTTGTCACCCTTGTAGACCGCCCAAAGAATCTTCTCAACGACCGTGCCTTTTGGGGGCTCGAGGTCATATTCATAGATTTTTGCAACCGTCGTTACAGGGTCTAGTTCTTGCTGGTAAATTTCTGATTTGACGCACAGGTCTATGGCCGCAGAGCGAAGAGCTGATATAGCCATCGCATCTGAGCAGCCATGAACACTGGGTAAAACGTCTGGTAGTAAAGACTCGAAAGTCGCCATTGGCGGTCACCTCAAATTATTGGGTTGCCATCCGAGGTGCCACTGACATGAGATCAGTATTAGGATTCGTCACGGCATCAATCTGAGATTTTCCAGTAATAGACGACATGAACAACTGATAATGATTCGCAGCGCGCTGGCTATTACCCGCGTATTCTGCATCTTTCATATAAGCTGAATACAAAACATAATTAACTACTGCGTTTCCGTAGATGTCTGGGATATCTAAGTTATCGCTCTGAGTAACGCTGACTGGGTTCGCCGAATAGATAATTTCGACGAACGCTGATCCCGTAACCCCTGGATAAACATAAAAGTTGATAGGATTAGTATCATCATAAATATAATGCTTAACAGTAGCGCTGTGAGCAGCATCGCCGGTAACAGTTGGATCGTGCCAAGTAGGGGACTGCGCATCGAGCACCTCGCGATCTACAATTCGTACTGCGCGTGCGCCAGTACCATCAACTGCAGCGGACATATTTCTTACTACGCGCAACAGCCGGTTACCATCGTTAGGTATTGACTGCTTAGTGCCGTCGACAAGTGTCACTGTCGTATTCTTCGCCGACGCGTCAGGCTTGAAGAGTGCAATCTCTCGCTGTGCGTCGTTAACCCACAGAACAAGCTCACTAGTAACAGGCCATCTAACGCCCGTTGTGTCTTGGAGCGTTATTTGAACGCGGTCTACAACTGATTGAACAGATACACTCATGATTCTTTAGCTCCCATCAGCCATTTAGCACTTGATCCCAAGCGGCTTCTCTAATCTCCGCGGAGACTTGCTTTCCCATCACACGATGGATTGCGGCTGCTTTGGGCTCGCCAGTTATCTTGAAATCATCCGGTGATCCAACGTTAATCAACTCTTCGATTGCGTTTACTGCTTCGAATACGGGGTCGACATCAGGCTCAACGGGTTCTGGGGCAGACTCAACCGATACACCGACGGCCTCCGCTCCCATGCCAATAGCGATAGCTGCTATTGCCTCTGAAACATCTCTTTCCACTCCAGCTTGCAGGCAAACGACACCGCCGCCTAAAGTGGCTACTCTCAAATCAAATTCGGCCTTAATTCTCATTTTCTAGCCTTTAAAAAGGCCCCCTCGCAGCGTTAGCTGTAAGGGGGCAATGCTCTCAAGGGGAGATTACTGAGCAGTATCTAGGCAGATAACACCGAAGTCTTCGACAGCGCCGTTGTAGTCGCTGTTGAACTTGGGCTTCTTCAGACCAAAGATCTTGCCGATAGAGATGCCTGACTGGTTGCCATAGTCGAAAGTATCTTCGACGATTTCTGGCGCGCCAATGTCAGCCATTGCAAGGGATTGTGCTCCGCAGAACAGTGCGCGTGCACCTGTAACATCTGCGTCTGCACCCCACTTGTAACCAGCAGCACCTGCGTTAGCAGAAGTACCAGTAGTTCCACCTTCAGTTGAGAAGACGTGGCGGAACTCATGGCACATAACGCCATCAACCATCAGGCTGCTAGAACCAGAGAACAAGCTGTTGCTCGTGCCACGGACGCCAGCGTTGCGGACGTTTGCAAGGAAGTCGGCATCGAGCTTGAGGTTAGCCATCTGCTGTGGGGTAACAAAGAGGTGGAATGTCTCTTCGTTGCCAGCGCCGCGAATACCACGGATATAGTTATCCTTCGCGTAAGCTTTCAGTTCAACGATCTGCTTGTAACCCAGCTTGTCAGATGCTGTAACAGCAGTGGTATCACCAGTAGTAATATCAGAGCCGCTAACGCGGAGGTGACGAGCTGCAGTAGGCGTAGTTACGTCTGACGCATACTCAAGGTCAGCAAGATCAAGACCCGCACCTGCGTTGTTTACTCGCAGCGCACCGTTAGTCTTGTTTGTGTAAGCAATACCCGACAGCGTGAGGAATGCCAACTGATCCATACGGTCAGCCATAGCATAGGCCAGAGCGTCGCGTGAAGTTTCGCGGAAGTTAACCACCGACTTCTGGTCCGCCATACGACCGGCAATGCGGTTAGCGAAACGAAGCTGATCGAGATTAACAACGATGTCATACGCACGTAGCGCTTCTTCGTTGCCTTCCAGAGTGTAGTCACCAGTTACACCGTCGCCAGTCATATCAGCAAGCAGTGTAATAACAGCACGGGTGCCTTTCTCAGAACGAGTAAGTTCAGTGATACGCTGAACCATTGCATTTGAACCAGATCCTGCGAACTGGTTGATGAAGCTCATGTTACGAGCTTGACGCCAAAAATCCCGACTCCACGCGGTTAGTTGCTCAGAAGTCAGGCTAGCAAAATTTGTTAAAGCCATGATGGCCTCCATTTGTTTGCATTAAATTAAAATAGCCTTGTAAATCGTCCTTTTCGTGCAGACTAACGGTCGCGCGTTTTAGCGAGAGCGGTCTCGGCGCATTTAACGTCTGTGCAGACGGGAGTACGGTTTTTACGTGAACGACACGATCAGTTTTCGTACTGATACACGAATGGTACACTAATATTAGCGTTACTAATAAACTATGTCAACAAGATACTGGGTCACCATTTAACTTTATGGCTCCAATATCGGGCACTTAGGATGTCTGGTTTTGAGTCTTGGGCGTTGTGTCGTGCGTAGTAAGACTTCCTGCGCGCCTTATCTTTTTCTGACGTAGGGTTCTTGCCCGCGCCAGAGACCCCCTGCTGCCCAAAGCGAATGGTTTTTGTCTCACCCGATGAATTCCTAGCTACAACAACATGCGATTTTGTCGCGTGCGAAGGAGTCTTTTTGGGTTTGTTAAAACCAGCCACGCCTGCGCGAGCTAATCTGGGGTCTCTGGTTGTCATAGCATTTCCTCTAAAAAATATCGCCTCTGAGCCTTCTCAGCGTTGCCTCGGGCAGCGCATTAAACTCTTCTTCAGAAAGCGAACTGATATCGAGTGCTTTTTCGCCGTGGCTGCTGCTGCCTTCTCCAGGAAGTTCCGGCGGCTGCTTCTTAGCTGCATCTAACTTCTTAGCAACCTCTGCCCTCTTCTTCGCCACTTCATCTACAGACTTCTTTGGTGCTTGTTTAGCGGTCAGCGCAGAAGAGTCATCCGATTCAGTACCAATATCATGGGCTTTTATGACAAAATTGGATGCCTTCGATAGCGCATCTACCGCCCTTAGACCCTGAACCATAAACGCGTCGCGTAGCTCAATCACTTCTTGAGTATAGTCTTCGTTATAGTCGGCAGAATTTTGGTCGAATACGGGGTATTCTGTTTCCAACAGGTTTGCAGCCTGCTGGAGAGCTGTTTCTTCGTTGTTTCTCGTAACGGTCTGCTCGACTTCTCGACGCAATTCATGAGACATAGCCTCCCTTTCCGCATTACGAATCTCACTGCGCAGCTTCGCCGCTTTATCAGGCTCACCGTCAAGGATAAAGTCCTGATATTCGCGCTCTTTGGACTCGAAGTCATACGAAGGTAACTCAGGCGGAGGGGGCTGATTGGCCTGCTTAATCTCGTCGAGCTGCTTTTGCAGCGCCTTCTGTTTCGCTAACACCTCGTCAAGACGAGATTTAGGCACCATCTGACCTTTTTTCTTGGCCTTTGGTTCCTCTAGTACCTCTTCGGGCTCTTCGAGCTCTTCGGTTTCGTCGAGCGCGACGGGCTCGTCGTCGGTTTCGGCTTCGGTTTCATCGACTTCTTCTTCTTGGGCAGTTGGTACATCTTCAGTCTCCAAGGTTTCTATGTCGGAAGTTTCATCTTCTTCTGGCTCAGCTTCATCTACACCGAGACCAAAATTAAGATCCACATCTACATCTTCAACCTGATCGATAGCATCCGATCCTGGCATCCTGTCGAATTCTAAATTTTCATCCTTATCAGCCATAACTTATCCTTTGGGGGTTAGAGATTTGTTGGTTTGTTGCATCGCCGTTGTGGCAATTCTTGTAGCCGCCGAAGTTTCTTGGTTAGATAGGCGGGTGTTATTAGTTAGATCCGCAAGCTCTCTTCTCAGATTCAGCTCCATTTCCTTCATGCGCATCTGACTCTCAAGCTCCATGACCTTAAGCTGCGGCGTAACGTCTGCCACATCTTGAGTTTTCGCCATGTTGATCGCAGCTTCTGACTGCAGCTTCTGCACTTCTGCTCGTAACTTCTCGATAGTGAGCTGAATCTGCTCCATCTCCATTTCGTGATGGATCTGCTGCATCTGCGCTTGTTCTTCACTAGGCGGCTCGACGCCTGTAACAGTGCGAATTCGTTTGGCCAGTTCACCCTTACGCGCGAGGTGGCTGTACTCTACGATGGCGTCGTCTGGGATCATCACACCTGCGCTGCGCAAACTCAGGGCTTCAGCGAACTGAATCTCGTCGAAGCTGTCGCGTGCAGGGGCTGTGGAAATAATTACATCGTACTCACCGATAGTTAGGTCATTAACGATCCTGCCCTCGGGAGTCATTTCGTTGATCACCATCGGCTCACGCGGCTTAAGAGGATCATCTTCATTTGTAATCTGAACTATTCGCTGCTCGGTGTAGAACCGCTGTATCAGATTCAGAATCTTCTCTGCCAAGTGCTGACGCGTCTTGTTCAGATTATCCAGCGGCACCTGAATCATTACCGCGCCGCGATTCTGCTTAGCTTGTATCGCAATACCTGACACTTCAGCTGAGTCAGTACCCAGCATAGAGTCGTTGATACCTGATATAGCTTTTATGTTTGCCGCCGCTTTCTGACCAATACGATCTAGACCAGTAGGGATAGTGTTCGGCTGGATCTTTTGGGGTGGCGTGGTGCCACGGGCGAACTCAAGCACGAGGCCAGTTTCAGCGCCATGCTCCTCGAGGTCGTCTGGTGTCATACCTACCAGTGAGCCGCTTTCTACCATCCAGCCGCTGTTAGCGGTGGTGTTAACGATGTGCAGCTCTTGCGAAGCGATCTTGTTCAGCTGTTCTTGCGGAGATAACAG